TGTTGGCTTCGATGTTGCGCAGTACTTGTAGCGCCGGGTCTTCGCGGTCGCGCGTGCGGGTGGCCGCTGGCATCTGCTGCGCCACGCCTCTGCCTTCCGCGTTAGCCCGCCATCCTGCGAATCGGTCGCCTATGGGCACGCGTCCCTCGGCTGCGGCCACTGCTGCTGCTGAATCATTAGCAGATGATCGGAACGCCTCTGCCATGGTGCCCGCATTAATTGTCGGGTCTTCAAATCCACCAGAGGCACGGGCGCGAGCAATGAAGTCAGCCCGTCTGTGCGCAGGTATCGCTTGCGCGCGGCGCTGCAATTCGTCTTCTTTGATGCGCTTGTTCATGTTGTCAGCGCCAGCGAATCGCTTCGAGAATCTATCCGCCTTCTCAAATCCACCAGCAGCAATTGACTGCTTTTCGCCGATGTATTTATTCCACGCAATATTGATGGCGTCGATCTTGTTCAATATATTGTCGAGCATATCGAGGAATCGCCCGACACTTGATTCAACCACTGGCCCCATGCCGCCCATAGCATTTACCCATGCAATCGTGTCGGTCGTTACTTGCTGAATCCACGGGGAAACAATCATCGCGAGTTGGTTGCCGATGCCTTCGACCATAAGCCCAAGAGTGGCCATGGCATCACCAGCATCATCAATCTTTGATACGTCCAATTGACTTAGGTTTATGCCGAACAATCCCAGCGTGGCGGCTGCTTGGTTAATCGCCTGTCCTGAATTCTCAAACAGAGATATCAGCCTGCCGCCCGACTTGCCGAAGATGTCACGCGCCGCAGCAATCTTCACCGAGGGGTCTTCGATCTTGTTGATGGCATTTGCGATGGCTTCGAATTGTTGAGCGGGACTCATACGTTGCAGGTCCTCGACGCTCAGCCCTATCTTTTCAAACGCCTGTATTGCAGACTTGTTACCGCCGAACGCGGTGCCGAGGGTGTCGCCCATCTTCGCAAATGCCGCGTTAAGCGCTTCTGCGTCCACGCCCGCCTGCCCCGCTGCGAACTGAATCGCGCGCAGTTGGTTATAGGTCAGCCCGAGGCTCTTGGCGAAGTCGTTGGTATCGCCCACGGCGTCGATAGACTTCTTGGTTAGGTATGCCAGACCAGCGCCAGCCGCGAATGCAGCGGTGCCGAGTGCCGTGAACGCGCGCCCTGCCTGCGTGCCCAGTCCAGAGAATACCTTGCCCATGTCGCGCTTGACACCGCGCGCGGTGCGGTTCAAGTCCTTCAGCATCCCCTGCGCTTTATTGATGCCCAACGACAAGCCCTTGGCATTCGCCGTTATCATCACATTCAGTCTGGTGACCTTAGCCATTCTCTAACCTCGCGTTATGTCCGCGCGCGAACAAATCAAATAGCATTTCCATCTCCTGCGCCGTCTGCTTTTTCTTCGGGCCAAAGTCCGGCACGAAGTCCGATACTTTCAACGCCTTCTGTCCGCGCTGCCGGTTCACGTTGTACTGGGTGGCCGCAACGTATCCCGCGCGCAGGTCCGCGCGCTCGTCACCCCAAGGGGCAATCTGGTACGCGGCCATGTATTCAATTAAACGGGAGGCGGGTATCTCCTCCACCTCCCATATCCACTTACCTAAATGGGCGCCCACTGAGTGCATGAACATGCGCAGCGGACTGTCTCTTAGTTTTTTACTTCTTGCTCCACAACGTCCGGCGAGTCGTCGGCCAATCCGTTCAGCCGCAGGCCCGCCTGCATGATGTCGTTGATGGCCTGCGCGTTCAGGTTCGCCACGCGCTCGAACATGTTGTCACCGAACAGCCGCTTGCCGTCGGCGTCGCTCATGAAATACGCGCAGCACTCGGCCCGGAACAGCTTCACTTGGTCGCTGCCCGAGCCGATGCGGCCGCACATAACTTGGATACGATCCAGCTCGCGCGCGTTGACTTCGCGGATGAACACCGTGCCGCCGAGCGCGGGCACGTCGATCTCTTCGGTCTTGAACTTCGCGCCTGCTGCTAGGATTTCGTCTTTGCTGAGTGACATGTTATTTCCTTCCGGGAATGGTTAATTGCGTGTGATAGCGCCTGAAATCTTGAACGTGCAGTTAGCCGTCATCTTGTCCTCAAACGGAACGACTACGCCAAGCTCAGTTTGGAAACACGAGAAGCTCCATGTGCTGGCACTGCCTGCGAATGCGATGGTAACCGTCTCCGCCGCGCCGTTGGTGAGGATGGGCGGGACAAGTCCAGCCACCCACGATATTTCAAGCCCGAGTGTGCCGTTGTCCACCAAATCGGTCGGCATAAACGTGTGCGCCGCTGACGTTCCCATGTGGCTGGTGTTGATTGATTCGCGGGTGATCCCGCTCACGTCCATGCTCAAGATGTCAGCACTGAATGAGCTGGTGCCGAATGTGACTGTTGAACCTGTGCCGATATCTGTAGCCATTGACTAGGCCTCCTTATAGTGCATGCTGTAGGTTTGCGAAATTGCGTGAACTGGTCGCCCGGTCCCGTCTGCTAATTCAATTTGCGACTCGGCCATATCCTCTAGCCAGAGCCGCCGGATGTTGATGCTCGCCACCGTAGTGCGGTCGTTCACCGTGTCAAGCGCGGTCTTTGCCGCCTCGGCAATAACGCCGAGCGCAAGCCGCTGTTGGCCGTAGAACGTGATGCCAATCCGCACGAGGTACAAGCCCGACGTGCCGAGCAGGTGATGGTCAAGGTCCGTGCTCTCGCGTCCGAATACAGCAAACGGGTAAGCCGCGTTCTGCGGCGCGTAGCCGGGATAGATGCGCGTACCGCACGCGGCGGCAACGGTGCCGTCGGCTTCAAGCAGTTGCGCGATGGCTTGCTCCGGCTTCATCCCAGCATAGCCCTCACCTGCTTCTGCAACGCCCGTTCATACGCGCGGCCCGATGCGCTGCTGGCGGCTTTCAACGCATCCGCACGCACATTCTCCGCCTGCGTACCTGGGTGCATGAATACGGCCTTGCCAAAATACTTCGTCTTATGTGGCTTCGTTCCGAGGTCAACCAAGTGGAATGTATAGCGCGGGTCGTGGATGCCTTTTGAAGACCACTTGCCACGACTCTGGTTTCTATTGTCTGTATATGGCGCACGCACGGAAGGTGAATTCTTGATACCGATAACGGCGACCACGACGCGGTTGCGTTTGTATACCTTGATGTTGATATGCAACGCGCGGGCCATGGTTTTGGATATTGGCTTTACGCGTTCGCGCATGTTTTTTAGGATGGGCTTTGCCGCTTCACGACTGGCGACGCCCAGCGTCTTGCGAATCATGGTCGTGTCGATGTTATGCAGCGAACGCTGGAACGCAGCCATGCCAATGACTACATCATCGTGACGGTTGCTTCTCTCGCCTGCTCTGCTTCTAAACACGCTCGTTGCACTCCAGTGTCAGCATCACGTCTTTCTCTTCGGCGTTCCGCATGCCCTGTATATAGAAGGTCCGTCCGTCGTGGACGATTCGCATATTCTCTGTCACCGCGCTCGTGTGCCGGATAGTAATCTCGTGCGTGATCCGCGCCACGTTCTGCTGGGCCTCGTAGCCTTCCGCTGCCTTCATCGGAGCCACGCGGCCCCATACCGTCGTCACCGTGGACCACGTATCGACAGGCTGATTCAAATCGTCCTGTGATTCCGACTTGCTTTGTATTGCAAGCCTATGGCGAAGTGAGCCCGCACGCATATATGTTCATCTCTCCGCGAAACGCGTTCATCCTGTCCAACCGCTGCGCGGCCATCGGTGTTTCCATCGCAGATACACCGATGATCAGCGCCTCGCGATTCTCGTACCAGTGCGCGGCCTTCATCCGTATCGACTGCTTAATCATTTCCGGCACGGTGCTGGCCGCGCCGTAGCCCGCCACGAAGCGAATCTCTACGGCGTTCCGGCGGTCGTACACGCTGGGCCAGCCGGTGCTGCGGTCGATATAGATGCGGCCGGGTTCCGTGCTGGTATCAACGTCGTAGTCGCCCGTGCTCAGCGTCTGCTGCGTGTTGCTGAGGTCGTAGTACTTCACGTGCGTGACACTCTGCAGCGGCGGGCGCGGAAGGTCGATATAGTCCGACCACGGAAAGCGGTCGAGGGTAAGCACCCATGTGGCGGTGCAAAGCTGGCGCCACAGATAGGACTCGGTATCTTGCGTTGCCGCCGCGATATACGCCGCCACCTGCGCATCGTCATCGCTCGTGTCGATGTGCGAGTGCGCCTTCAAATCCGCCGTTGTAATCGGATTCTCGGTGGCCGCTGTATAAAGCGTGAGTCCCATTACGGCGTCACGTCCTGCACAACAACGACGTTGAGCGTGGCCGCGCTGCCGCTGGAGTTCGTGGCATACGCAACCGTCACGTCGTTGGTCAGCGGATTCGTGAATGGCGCGCCGGTACACCACTGCAGCGGCACGTTGGCCGCAAGCGTGATGGTATTGC